CAGCCGAGGCGGATGCTCATCCGAAGCCATCGATGAGATCACGGCCATTCACAAAGCCCAAGGAGTTGACCTCTACAACCAGACGATGACCGGCGATGTCCATGTCCCGCTCCGTACGGCAGGAGGTCATGGCGCACCGGCTGTCATCGAGCCTATCGCCTTCGACACCTATAACCAGTCCACCTCCTCCATCAGCAAGACCCTGTCCTGTGCCGCATCCGATGCGGATCATGTCGGTACTGTGTTCGTTCCGGCTATGGCCGTGAGGCGTTTAAGCGTTCGGGAATGCGAGCGATTGCAGGGCTTCTCCGATGATTGGTCGATGATTCCTTGGAAGGGCAAGCCCGCCGAGCAATGCCCGGATGGGCCGAGGTACAAAGCCTGTGGCAACTCGATGGCGGTCCCTGTGATGCGTCACCTGGGCAAGGCCATCGCCGCAATGGACGCAAAGATCAAGGCCAAAGCCTAATGTCCACCCCATCGCTAGACCATGCCGCCATCGAGCGGCATCTCTCGCTGTTGTTCGGCGACACGCCGACAGGCCATGTCTGCCTCCGAGGGATCGGTGAAAAAGGCACGGCTCGGGAGGGCGTGTTCCGTGAGGATATCTTCCTCGAACCGCAACTGCTCGGCTGGGAAAAGTTCGTCTCCGCCGTCATCTTCCACGCCACCCGCTGGGGTCAGCACGATGTCGCAACCTTCATCGTCCCATGCACCTTGAAGGAGGCCAGGGGTACGGCGGAGAACTGCGAGAAGTTCCGCACCATCTGCGCCGACTTCGACACCGGGGACACCGACGCAAAGCTCGCCTTCGTCATCCAGCACTTCGGCCATCCTGCGTTGATTGTCCAGTCGGGAGGAACGACCGATGAGGGCAAGCCCAAGCGTCACGTCTACTGGAACATCGAAGACCTAACCGTTGGCGAGGTGGTCAAGATCCGTGACTCCATCGCCCGCAAGGCCGGAGCCGACATCCAGTTCGGTATCGGCGTGGACGGCAATCCGTATGGACGAGCCCACCAGCCCATCCGCCTGGCCGGTTCCATCCACGGCAAGAACGGCGTCCGCCGTCTCGTCACCATCGAGCAGTACAACGAGATGACTTGCGTCTCGATGGCTTGCACCGCGGCGATGCTGATGCCCGAGAGCCCTTGGGCAATCAAGGATGATCCGAAGCAGCCGACCCTGGAAGGAGAGCGTCCAACCTCCCAGGCGGTAGAGCTCCTCACCACCGATGTCGCAGCAGGAGGCGATGGCCCTGTCACCCGATGGTCCGCCTTCAACGGCGTGGCCGGACACTACATCCACACCGCCCGCATCGGCGAGTACTCCCTCGACGAGGCGAGGCTCAAGGCATACGGCTGGATGCAAGCCCATATGAACCCGCCTTGGCCGGAAGGTCGGTTCAATACCGAGTGGCAAGCCCTCCTCATCAAGGACATCAAGACGCACGGCCCGATGCCCGAGCCGGAGAAGCGGATCATCGACCAGACCGAAGGCCGTGGCCTCGCCGTCTGGGGGGCGCACCGCTGGACGCTCGGCGAACGCCCGACCCGCCAGTTCCTCGTCCACAAGATGCTGCTCGCCGGGAAGCACCACCTCCTCGTCGCCGAAGGCGGGGCTGGCAAGACCTTCCTTATGCTCGACCTGGCCTTGAAGGTATCGGCCAAGCGGGACGGCGACACTTGGTCTGGGATGCCTGTCCTGCGCCAGGGTGCGGTTGTCATCCTCACCACCGAGGACGACAAGGACGAGCTGCACATCCGCCTCGAAGACCTCGACCCCGACAAGTCCCGCCGTACCCAGGCCAAGGACGACCTCATCATCCTGCCCACCATCAACGCCGGCGGGGCGTTCACGCTGGTCGAGAAAGACCCCCGCACCCAGGAGTCCCGCCCTTCCAAGAAGTGGCTGGAGTTCTTCAACCTCCTCAAGCAGATCCCCAACCTACAGCTGGTGGTTATCGACACTCTTAACAGCGTTCTTCACGGCGAGGAGAACTCGGCGACGGTCATCAACGAGTTCATCCGTGTAGCTTCCCAAGTCTGCGGTGACCTAGGGGCTTGCCTCATCGTTGTTCACCACATCCGCAAGCAGGGCGATGAGCCTATCCGCAACGCCGAGCAGATGAAGGCAGCCATCCGTGGATCGTCTGCCCTGCCATCGGCATTCCGAGCCAACCTCGGGGTCTGGCATGCGTCCGACTTTGACCGCCGTATGAAGGCTCTCGGCCTCACGCCCAAGCGGGGTCACCTCTGGAAGATGGCCGTCATCAAGGCCAACAACCCAGAGATGTACGACGGCGAGCGCACCCTCCTGCGTTCGGAGTCCGGCCTTCTGGTCGATGTCACCGACCGGGACAAGTTCAACGACATCAACTTCGTGGAACGACAGGCGTGGCTTCTCACCGCCATCAAGATGGCCTCCCGCAAGGGTCACCCCTACTCCATCGAGGGCAAGAACGCCAAGTCCGGGCTCTATCGCAGACGCGGCGAGCTCCCTTCCATCCTCCGTTCCATCGGCCCAGGCGAGTTCTCTCACATCGTTGAGGAGATGCTTCTCAACAAGTTGCTGGTGGCGGCTGCCGCCAAGGGCGGTAAGGACAAGAAGTGGCTCGACATCCCAGACGGCCCGATTGCCTCGGACGAGGCAGGGGCCGAGATTTCGTCCGGCGCTTACGACCCCCCCGAGTGGGACGAGTTTGCCTTCGACCCCGAAATCCGAACGATAGTCCGAAAGACATGAGCCACCGCCCGATCATCCGCCTGGCCGAAGATGGTCGGGACAACCTCTCCCTATGGGAACGCTGTCGCCTTATCGTTGAAGCGGGGATCAAGAAGTACGGAGATTCGGGCGGACTACCAGTCTCCGGCACAGGCCGGCCAAGGAAGAAGAAAAGTGTGGACAAAGCCACACCCGCCGACAGGTTGAAGGATGCGCCCCCAAAGCGCACCCAACACAATACCCGACATGATGACAATAGCCACACTCGCCATCGCCGCCGCGGTGGCTGAACCTGTTCCCAAGACATGGCTCGACGCCGTCCAGTCCGTAGAGACCGGCGGTGAGGCCAACCCGGACGCCGCCTTTGGCGACGGCAAGCGAGCCAGGGGACGCTTCCAGTTCCACAAGGAAGCTTGGACCGACTGCTCCATCGTCCGCAAGGCGCAGGGCAAGCCTGTCCATCCCTACTCGAAGGCCACCGATCCGGTCATCGCCACCGAGTACGCCAAGACTTGGCTCACCGACCTGCGTGAGCGTCTGACCGCAGAAATCGGTCGCCCAGCTATGGCTCACGAAGTGTGGCTTGCCTACAACCTGGGCTTCGTTGGCTTCAAGAAGCACGGCTTCCAAGCCACGCTTGTTCCAGACGACTTCCGTTACAACAAGGCCATCCAGATCTACAACAAGGTCTACGCAGCCAAGCTCCCCAAACGATGAGCGACCTCTACGATACCATCATCTCCGACCCTTGCCTGTACTTCAAAGGCAAGCCCGCCGTGATGTACCGGGGTCACAAGATGATGCCCTCCACCGCCCAGCGTATGAAGGAACTCCGCCCTCATGTCATCGATATGTCCAAGAAGGGGCTCTCGATCCGCCAGGGGGCGTTCAAGCTCGGCTACTCCAAGGCCGCGCTCGTCAACTACATCAGGATCATGGGCGTGGTCTGGCCGAAGGTCAGACGCAACGGAGCACGGCCTGTCGTGAACAAGACCGGCTGGTGGGAACTCATCCATAAGGCCGCCTCCGAAGGTGACACCCTTGAGACCCTCGGAGACCGCATCGGCGTTCACCCGATGAACCTTCACCGCTACTGCAAGCGCAACAACATCGCCTGGAAACAGATTCGCACCTATGGGAAGCAAACGCACCGAAACCGATAAGGACCAATGGAAGGGCGGGGTCATCGCCAACATCGACCAGGCTCCGGCTCTCAACGAGCAACAGGAAGCCTTCGTTGCCGAGTATGTCCGCAACGGAGGCAACGCCTCCGCCGCTTGCATCAAGGTAGGCTACGAGACGAACACCGGCACGGAACTGCTCAAGAACCATAAGGTACGCCAAGCCATCGAGCTCAAGCGTGACCTCGACATCAAGATGAACGGAGCTACCAAGGCGTGGGAGGTGATGCAGGGACTGCTCACCGACCCCGCCGCTCCGGCACAGGTGCGCTTCCAGGCCGCACGATGGACGCTCGAAGCCAGCGGTCACGGCCTCTCCGCCATCGCCGCAGCCATCCACATGAAGAAGGGCGGGACGAAGGATCTCCACGAGATGTCCGTCACCGACCTCCAGCAAATGGTTGACCGCTATCGGGAGCAACTTACCTCGATGAAACAAGTGGTCACCGAAGCCCAGGCGCTCGACAACGCCATCGACCTTTCACCCCCCGACAACGATGCCCGACCCTAACGCACACGCCGACGGACTCCTGTCCCCGGCCATCAACACCGACCTTCCGCCCCTGTGGTGGATGACGCCCTGGGCCACCGCCAAGGCCCTGCTCGACAAACTCGACCAGACCAAGCTCGACCTGATTGCCGAGCAGAAGAAGGCTTACGACTTCGAGCAACGCTGGCTCGAAACCAACGAGGCTCTCACCAAGGAGCAGGGCGACCACGATGAGGCCAAGGAAAGGCTCGAAGCCGTGAAGGCCGAGGCCGAAGGCCACCGAGAGGCCACGAAGGCGGCGCACAAGGTCATCGATGACATCTACGACATCGTCCCGGGCAATGCGCACAATGCGGACGGCCTCATCGAGAACATCCGTCTGCTCATCAAGAAGCCCAAGGCCAAGAAGAAGGGACGCAGCCGTGCCTAACCCGGAGTCCCAGCCCTACGACTACGACGAGGTGACCAGGCTCCGCCTCCGTCTGGCTCACACCGAGACCCAGCGGGATGCCTTCAAGGAGGCGCTCAACACCGAGGTGCTGAAGGTGATGAGGGTCTCGGTCATCCAAGCGACCATCGATGCCGACGAGGAGATCGCCCGCTTGAAGTCCGAGAACCTGTTGGTTCGGGAGGAGTCTGACCGCCACTACGGCCTGTGGGTTCAGTCCCAGGCCGAGGTGGCCGATTTAAAGTCTACGGCTGACCGATTGAAAGCCGAGGTCGAGCGTCTTGAAAAAGGCATCCAGCCAGAAGGTAGCAACGATGCGGTCGGAAGGGCTGTAGAGTTGCTTCTCGAAAAGGAAAAGGAAATCGCCAACCTCAAGGCCGAGGTCGAGCGGCTGACGGAACTCAACGCTACGCTTTCTCTGCGTTATGACGCTACCAAAAGTATGCTTGATGGGTGTGCGAAAGAGATTGAAGAAATGGAGGCCGAGGTCGAGCGGCTCCGCAAGGCTGGAGATAAACTCGTCTTTGCTCTTGAGGCTATGGACATCATCATGGACATGGACAGCGAACATCCCGAGGTTGCCGAATGGAAAGCCGCCAAGGAGGGCAAGCAGTCGTGATCCCCGACACCGCCAGCGTCAACCGCCTGGGCTTCGAGGCTTGGGCTGACAATGTCATCGCCAATGTCATCGAGGACATGTCCGGCCAGCCTTTCGAGGCTTCCATCGAGGAGCTGGACCTCACCGTCTTGGTGCGCCTACAGAACGGCCAGGTCAACGCAACAGTCCGAGCCTATGTCGAGGGACAGGGCTGGATCTACCATGACCGAACCATCAAGCTGCCGTGATCCACGAGTTCCGAAACCCGATGCCGGTTGAGACCCCTCTCGGGTATGGGTTGCTGGTCTATGTTAGGGACGGCGGGACATTCGCCAACGATGTCTTCGCCATCGTCCTGGACTCGGACGGCGGTCTGCGCCATATGACCTCCGACCAGTTCAAGTTCGTCCGCAACGACACCTTCGGGGTGAGGGAGGGCGAGCGATGAGCCAGCCGGAGGATAGCGTCCATGTGTTCCGCATCCAGTTCGTGGTCGTGTGCGACGAACACAAGGCCGAGCAGTTCGAGGCTCTGCTGGAGGAGCACCTGGCCGACATGAAGGTGGCAATCTTGAAGAAGCTGGATATGGACACCAGCCCCGAGGAATGAACGCCGAGTTCGACATCGAGCACAACGGCGAAGCCTACTGGGTCGTGGCCGAGTTCGAGCGCACCTGGGTCGATGATTCGTTCGATCACGACTGGGGTGGCCGGAGGCAGACCGAGGAATGCGGGCATTGGGAGGTTGACCCGGATGACTGGAGCGTGTCCTGCTGCACCGATGGGGAGGGCAACGATGTGGACATCGACGATGTCCCCGGCCTGTCCAAGGCCATCCTTGAGCACCTCCTGGAGATGGATTTGAGCGACTGAAAGGTGAAACCCAGGAGGTCACAAAGCGGGGTGCGAAGCACCCCTCCTTTTTGCCCGGATACCCTACAAGCTGTGGGAAAAAAGGGCGTTTGAGGAAGGGGTGTTTTGGGGGGGGTTTCCCCTTTCCTCAAAACAGGCGAGGAAGCACTTAACTCGTTGTGTGTCATATGATTAACCCCGTTCCTCGACGAAAATGCGATTTTTCAAAAGTGCCTTCCTCGCCATTAAACCCATTACAATCAACGACTTAACAGGGGTCGAGGAAGCGAGGATACCCCTTTATTAAGATATATAGGCCATCCTCGGGGCTTGGCCCGAGCCCTTTGAGGAAGGGCTGGTCTGCGCCGCCTAGACCTAATATCTGAAGCAACCCCTTCCCCCCACCTTGAGCCTTGCCACCCAAGGGGTCACAACCCCACCCTCCCGGGCGTGATCATGTTCCAAGCCAAGGGGACTCCCAGACCCCAGCCTCGCCCTCGCCTCGCCAGGGGT